TGCTAGCGTTGCCGGCCCAGAACGGATCATCGAATGATGGCTGGATGGTGTCGAGATTGCCGAAGCTGTCGATGCCGTCCAAGGTGTAACCGGTGCCGAACATGCTCGTGGTGAGCCACTCGATATGCTGCGCCGGGTCGTCCAGCTCGACCAAGGTCGCGCGGCTAAGCTCCCAGTTGTAGACCAACACCCGGTTGAGGATGCCGCCGCTGCCGATCGACGGAAAGGCCCAGAGGATGGAGCGGGTGCGCGGGTCGTTGGTGCCCTGGACCCGGTTGATGTAGGCGTTGTCGACCAGGCGATAGAAAGTGCGGTCGAATTTCTGCGCGCCGATCGGAAAGCTCGTCGAGCCGTCAAAAGCAGCGAAGCCGTCGCCCGAGAGGTAGTACACCACCGGCTGAATAGACCCGGCCTGGGTGCGGGCATAACTATTGACGATCGAGAGCGGCGCGACCGTGCCGGCAGCACCCTGCGCCACCCTGAAGCTGAAGATCAGCGGTGGGCCGGCGTAGTTGCCGGTGTAGATGCCGCGTTCCATGAAGATGACGACATCGGCGCCAGTGGCGAAACCGCCGACCAGGCCGGTGACATTGCCGAGGTCGGTCTGCACCAGCTCTTGGTAATCGCTCTGGACCTGGATCGCTGGCGTCGTTCCCGGTGTCGGCCACGAGGTCGGATCGTTGATCGACGACCACCAGATCCGGTACGGGATATGACCGCTGGTCGGATCGGTGGTGTCACCCAGAAACAGAAAATCCTTCACCACCGCGCAGTATTTGGCGATCGGCGCGCCGGCCGAGAGCAGCGAGAAATGCGTATCAGCCGGCAATAGCAGGGTCTGCGGCGGGTCGATGCCGTTAGTCGCGATGATCCGGGTGCCGAACGCTGTCATCGACCAGTGGCCCCCGTCCGGCGTGTTGTAGGCGCCGCCGGTGGTGCGCGAGGCGTCGACAAAGGCGAGGCTGCCGGTGGGCAGGCGATAGAGCTTGGTGTGGTCGCCGGCGTAGATGCTGATGCTGTTATCCGTCGCCTTGACGGAGTAGCTGCCCTGGCAGCGGGCATCGAGCGTGTTGGTGCTGAGCGGCACGGCTGTCGGCATCGGCCCGTAGCTCTTCGCCGTCAGCGGGATGCAGTTCTTGATCAGCGGCGAGCCCTGGTTCTGAAAATCGGCCTGGTCGGGCAGCCATTCGGGCCACGGGGCGAGTGTCATCGATCGGCGCTCAATGCCGCCACCTCGGCCCGCAATTCCCGCACCGCCTGCCACAGGATGGCAACAAGGCCGCCAAGATCGACCGTGCTGCCGTCGCCGCCGAGAGCCTTGGCAACATCTTGCGCCAGGAAGCCGCGATTAAACTGTTCGGTAAAATCCGGCGGCTGCGACTCCTCGTCCTCCAGCGGCTTCCAGCGGAACGTCTTTGGTTCGATCGCCGCCAGGAGCGGCAGTGCAGGCGGCAGCGGTTCGATGTCGGTCTTGAGGTTCTCGTCGCTGGTCAGCACTACGTTATTGGCGCGGACCTCGACGGCGTTGATCTTGCCGGTGCCGAGATTACCGCCGGTCGGGGCGCCGACAACCACGCCGACGCCAGTCGGAAACGTCACGCTTGTCGCCGTCGCACCGCTGCGCGCCACCTGAAGCCACGTCGTCTGCGAACCGTAATTGTCCGACACGCAACGCCCGATCAGAGCGCCGCCGGTCAAGGCAAAGTCGAAGGTCTTAGTGTCGAGGGCAGCAGAGGTGTCGGTCATCGCCATGTTGGTAAACGCGCCACCGGAAATTTCCAGCTTGGCGCGCGGCCCCGTCGTGCCGATGCCGACGTTGCCGGCAGTAGCGTTCAGCACAACATTGCCGCCTTGCCGGTTCAGATACAATGGGCCGACATTAATGCCGTTCTGGGCCGATTGGATCTCTGAGTAGAGAGACGCTTGATTAACGCCAAAATCCAGGACCTGCGGGTTAACAACGCCAGCACGCTGGATAACAACGCTGGCGTAGCCATCGTCAGGCGCAGCCAGGATAACCGCCGCCGTACCCTCTACCCCGCCGGATGTCGCCCGCGCGCCGACATGAAGCTTTGCGCCGGGGGCCGTGGTGCCGATGCCGACGTTGCCGTTGTGGTCGATCCGCATCCGCTCGGCCGGAGCCACTGTCCCGTTAAGCGTCGTATCAACCGCAAACACACTGCCGTGCGCCGTGTCGCTCCACAGTTCCGATGCGTAGCCCCAGATGCGGACGCCGCCGGCATATCCTGCCGGCGAGTACCCGCTAAAAAATACACCTCCTAAACCCTGCCCGTTCGGTGTCGCTGTCGGCGCTGATGCCGGGCCGCCCGTCGCTCGCACGTTCAGTCCAGCCGTCGCCCCGCCAAATGCATCCAATATGATCCGGGTATTGGTGCCGTCTGCCGCCGCAACTCGCAACACCTCAGAAGCCACCGAGGGAACCGGCAGCGCCGCCGCGTTGGCGCTGACGGTCAGCTTGCTGCCGGGCGCCGCCGTGCCGATGCCGAGGCGCTTGTTGGTGTTGTCGAAGAACAGGTTAGCGTTGTCTTCGGCGAGGGCCGTCGCACTCGCCGCAAACGCTACCGAGCCGGCCACCCAACTGGTCTTATTGGTGCCGCCCTTTGCCACCGGGACGGTTGCCAGCGTTGTCGTGATCGCCGTCGTGCCGGAACCGCTGACATCACCGCTAAGGGTAATCGTCTGATTGGCTGTCAGATACGATTGATTAGTGGCCGCCGTGACCAGACCCTTGGCGTTGACGGTGAGCCCCTGGAACGTCCCGACATTGCTGTTGACGGTGGCGAGCGTCGTCGCCAACGCAGCATTGCTGCTGACATCGCCGCTGAGATTGGCGCTGGAGGCAATCGCCGTCGCCGCGGCCGCGATCGGGATCTGCCCCGCCACCATGCCGGAGAGGCTGGTCTGATCCTTTGCCACCCACTTGCCGCCATCCCAGCGCCACGCCACCGCGCCGCTGGCGAAGACCTGATCAACGGCAGGGGAATCGGGAAAATTCAGCATCTTGGATCAACCCTAATTGGTCGCCGGGACCCACTGGCCCGGCCCGGACGGGTCAACAAACCAGAGATAAAGCTGCCCGCCGGCGCTGTCCCACCAGGCCACGCCGGGTTTCGGTGTCGCCGGCGGCGTGTCGCCAATGAAGACAACCGCACTCGCCGGCGGCAAAGCCACCGCGCCGCCGCTGCCGGCGCTGCCGCCCGCGTCGGTGATGCCGTGGACCCGGATCTGCAGCGGCGAGCCGCTCCAGCGGGCCTTGCGATCGGCCTGCTCGATCGACGCGAACGCCGCGGCGCTGGCCTGTGCCCACAGCGCAATGCGCTCGTCGTGACCGATAAAGGCTTCGGCCGCCACCAGGGTGCCGTATAGATAACAATCCGGATGTGCGGCCAGCAGCCAGTTTGTCGGGTTACTGTCGCTCAGCGGCGGCACGCCGGATTGATACAGGATCTCGATCTCGACATCGCCGGAGGGAGCCGGGCCGAGCACCAGGAAGGTGTTGCCGTAAATGGTGAAACAGCTCGGCGCGCCGCCGCCGCCAGGCAACTGGCTCGGGGTCACGTAATTCAGCACCACCCCATCCGCCGCGACAAACCGCACCTGGCAGCAATCGGTCGGCAACCCCAGCACCGGCGTGCCGCTGGCGACCAGCGTGAGTTTCGTCTCGGCGCCGCCGACCCGCAGCCGGCGGGTCGCCTCGCTCTCGAACAGGCGCACCATGTCCGGCACAAACGGCGCCACCAGCGGGTCGCCCGGCCGCGCCAGCCAGTTGAGCACGCTGTCCTGCAATTCGGCGTAGCTGGAAAGGGCCATAAATGCCTACAGGTTAGAGGTGTTGGTGCGCAGGTAGCGCCACTCGCTGGAATTGAGCAGCCGCAAGACCGCCTGGCCGTGCTCGGCCTTCATCGCGTCAATGCCGTAAAGCTGCCGCCACAAATTCACCACTTCGATCGGAATCCGCGCCGCCAGGCGCATGTCCTTCTCCGGGCCGGTCCAGCCGGTGAAACCGTCGGCCGTCTGCAGCCGCTTGTTGGTTTCGATGATCGGCCCGACATCCGCGCGTCGATGGATGGTGGTGATGCCGGTCAGCTCGTCGTGCTCGAATGTCTCGACCGCCCCGGTCAGTGGATCGTGATCGAAGTAGTATTGGTGCGCCATGGCCGCCTCAAAGAAAAACGCCCCGGTCTATCCGCCGTCCGGGACAACGCGGCTGGAACTAGCCGGGGAAGGTTAGCTCCCGGCTCGGGATAAGGTGCGCCGGCTTACGGGGCCGTCAGGTCGGCAATCAAAGCAGAGCTGGCCTCGTTCTTCGCCGCCAGTGTGTACTCGCCGATGAGCATCCGCTTCTCGGCGTCGCCGGTTTTGGCCAGCGGCACCTGGGTAATCGGCCGCAGCCAGTCCACCGACCAGTAGCTCCAGTTCAACAGGAAGACGTCACGCACCCGCTGGAAGCGGTTGGGGATAATTCTTACCGTATGGAAGTCACCGACGTACACGTCGACTGTCGCGACAGTCTCCTGTTTCATCACATCCACCATTTTCGTGGCGCCGCCGGTGAAAGCAGAGATCGCCTGCTTGTTACTGGCACCGGCCATGATCACGTCCAGGTCTTCCGAGCTGTTGGTGTAGACCGACTTCATCGCCGCCTTCAGCATGACCTCGGTGATGGCAACCGGTGTGGTGCCGTCCGTGCGTCCGTTGCTGCCGTCACCGACCGGGTTGGACCCGCCCGCTACGACGTTGGCGACGTTCGTTTTCAACCAAGCCAGGATGCCGGCACAGAGCGGCGCCGTTGCCGCCGCACCAACTACTTTTGCTTGGTTTGACAGTAATATGCCTTCGATATCGATCTTCAATTCTTTAGCGCGTTTCGTCATCTGATATGCAAGCTCGGTGCGTCGGCCTGCTTTATTTACCGCATCGAGCGTTCCACTTATGATTACTTCCTTACGCGATATTTGAGTTCTATTCCCGAGCCGTGCCGTCACTGACGCTGCCGAGAACGTCGCAATATCATCTCCCTGGAATTGCGCGTTGTTCAGGTTTATGGCAGCGAGCGAATCGGTCTGCCATTCGTGCAACACCGCGTCAGCCGTGCCGCGCCCGACATTGCTGGTAAACGGTGTGTCACTTGGTGACAGAAGGTAGATCATGTCCGAGAGGTCTTCTCGGAGGCCCTGCATTCCGGGACTACCCGAGAAGGTCGTCGCGGTTCCTGTAATAATAGCCATTGTCTAGGCCCCACAAGGGATTAGCCGCCGCCTGTCGGCTGGGGTGAGGCGGTGTGGAGCCGGTGGTCGCCATCAGCGATCCGGTGTTCAGAGTTGTTCAGAGTTGTTCAGAGTTGCTAATTCTGAACGGGACTCAGAGCACTTCGAGCAAGTAGGAGATCGCGTCTTTTTCTGATCCGCTCTTGCGTAGCTGGCCCATCTTCTGCTGGCGCACCTGCGCCGCCCGCGTGTCCGACCGCTGCCTGCCGGCACCGGGCGGTTGCACGTTGGGAGCGGCGTTTGTGCGCCTGGCTTCGGCCTGCTGGCGGGCTTGCGCCTGCTGGCTGGCCCGCATCGCCTCGTTGACGACGAGCAAGACCCGGTGATCAATCACCTGGCCGATCTCATGGTCCGCGAAGCCGCGCTGCTGCAGCCACGCCCGCATGTCGCCGGCGAGTTTCGGCCCCTTGGTTTCGTCGCCGAAATCGGGGAGCTTCTCGACCAGCCGGCCCATCTCGGCCTGCCGCAGCGCCGCGAATTGCTGCGCCTGGGCCTGCTGAGATTGCGCCGATACGCGCTGCAGTTCCTGCTGAATGCCGCCGATCCGGCCGCGCAGCGCGTCGCGCTCCGCTGTCAGTCGGACGTATTCGGCAGGCTGCTCGGAGGCCAGCCGCTGCCAGTCGATGTTGGCAAACTTCTGGGCTTCCGGCGCGGCGACGAACAGCAATTGTTCAAGGTTCTTCGCATACGAACTGCGCTCTTGCTGGATCTCGCCAAACGTTGCTTCCAGCGCCTGGCGGTGTTGCGCGATCTCCTGGGTCTTCTGCGTAAAGGCTTTATCCCGCTCGCTTTCCCGGCGGGCAATGACTGCCTGAGCCTCGGGAGGGAGCTGCGCGAATACTTCCTTGTCGGCATTAGACCAACTCCG